CGCCGATGTCCCAGAAGGTATGCACAGGGACGTTGTTGACGTGTGGGATCTGGCAGATGCGGCCTTGCGCGCGCGCTGCAGCGATCTGCGGGGCGTACCATGTGCCCTGCGTGCTTTGCTGCCAGCACTCGGCGGGCGTCGACGGGTATTCCCGCCACATCTTTTCGGTGTCGCCGTTCTGCTCGTTTTCGAGCGTCATGATGTACCAGGCGCGCTGTGGCAGGATCAGGCGCTTGTTGCGCTCGATCTCGACCTGATCGAAGTAATCGTGCCATTCGGGCGCAATGCGCACATGGCGCGGATCGGTCTGGTATTCCGGCAGATCGTGCCACGCGAAGAAGTGAAACTTCATTTCCTTCGGCGCAAGCGGGCGCGGATCGAGGGCGCGGCGCTCGGCGCGGGTTGCTATCTTGTGGAACTCGCCTTCCTGCCCCTCTGCGGTGCTTTCAATGCTGGCGATGCCCGATGCCGGTACTGCGGCCAGCGAACCGGTGACGATCTCGGCTGCCTTGCTCGGGTGTTCGGCGGCGATCTTGCCCATTTCCGAGACGTGCAGGCGGTGGATCGTGCCTGACCGCATGGACGTGGCCACGCGGATCGACGAGTTGTTCTTGAAAAGGATCTCGCTCGTGTTGCTCGTCTGGATTGGGTAGAGGTCTTTGACGATCTGCGGCAGGTTGTCGTAAGCGAACTTCGCCTTGTCGCGGAAGAACGATTCCGCATGCGGCAGCGACTGCGCGATGATCCCGCACCTCTGGTTGTCGTTGAAGATGGCGTGATCGGTGAATGAGATCACGATCACCGTCGTGTTGTGGCTGACCATCCCCTCGGCGATGAACGTGCCGGTGCTGGTCTCCAGCGCGATCATGTCGACCTCACCGACCGGCTCGATGGAGACGATCTCGTTCCAAGCGGCGTTGTCCATGTTCCTCTTGCCGGGCATTTCCTTGCCCTCCCAAAACCGGAAGCTGCGCTGCAATCCGCGCGTCGGGCGTGTCTCTCCGATCAGACGAAACAATTCATTCGTGCGGCTGAACACCAGCTTGGGAACCGGCGTTGTGCCGTGCTTGGACTCGCGCTGCCCTTCATCGTGTTCAATGCGATAGTGGTACTGCCTGTCCTGCGCATACGAGACCATGCGATCCCATACGGGTCCGGGGCGCTGCGACACGCATACCGACGCACCAGACCGAGACGGCAGCGACAGACTGCCTTCCCCATCAATCATGCCGCCAAACCATCCATCTTCGAACTGTCCGGCTTCCCATGGCACGCAGATAGAGCGCACCTGATGCCCTACGGTTAGATTGCGCTCTGCGTTCGGCGCCTTCCGGTCCATTGCCCGCCAGAACGGTTGCCTTTTCACTCCACTGCGAGCCAGGAATGGGTGTTGATCCGTGCAAACGACTGCCCGGCCATCCGCAAACTGGACGCGATATCCGTAGCGCCGAACCTTTTTGCATGCTTGCACCGTTGCCGTGCGCATCTTTCGGGCCGCGCCACGGCCGCCTGGCACATGTTCATCGACGCCAATGACCTCGTCACCAGGTTGAAGGGTGTCGATGCGGACCCACTGCAAATCGGCGGTCAGAACACGCGTTTCGCAATCCAGACAAAACCCCATCTGACGGGCTTTAAGAATCACGTTCCGCGTGTGCAGGTCTGCGAGGAACATGCGCTGCACGAGGTTCGGCTTGAACGGTATGACGGCGCCTTCTTGGTGCTCGTCATCCTTGGTCATGATCTTGTAAAGCTGGCCTGAGCATATCCGCCAGAAGGGATCCTTGAGGCAGGCCAGCATCTCGGTGTCGTTGCGCGGCACATAGTCGATCGGCAGAGGATCGGGCAGCTGCGCAATGTCTGCGGCCGCCTCGATCTCTGCGGGGAAAGCCCCTTGGTGGGATTTATGCGCCTGCACGGTCATCAGCCTGGCCGCTGCTCATCCTGCGGCACGCGCACAGAGTTGGCCGAGACGGGATTGAGGGCGCGCTGGCGAAAGAACCCCTTGTGCTGCGGGTTGTTGTGCTCCCAGAGGCGCGCATAGCGGCTCGTGTAGTTGTTGTTGAGCTTCACCCGCCCCGTGTACGGCGCAAACATGGTTTCCCATCTCAGGCGCTCGCATACGGCCTTGGCCGAGCCGTTGGCGTAGCCTGCGCGCAGCAGTTGGCGCGTGAAGCGATCGAAGAACGCGTAGACCTCGGGATGCGCCTCGTGGAAACGCCAGAAATCCTCGTTGATCTGGTCCCGCGTGCCTCGCATCAGTCGCCATCCTCATGGTCTTCGGGAAACAGCCGGTGGCGGTTGGCCTGCGCATACTTCGGGTCGAGAGGCGGTGAAGCGGCATTGATGTTCCGCGCGGCCTGCAGCAGTTCCTCGCTGACGTTCAGGTCCACGCTGTCGTTGAAGAACTTGAGATGCCGGGCGACGTGCTCGAGGGCCTTGGCGCGGTCGGCGATCTTGATCTCGATGCCTTCTTTGGTCTGCTTCACGCCATCGTAGAGCGGATGCGAGACTGCGCCGCGGGTGTCGGATATCTGGACGGTCTCGACGCCTTCGCCGTTGCACTCGGGGCAATCGGGATGCGGCTCGAGCCTGGCGTCGAACCCATAGCCCCCGGCGTTCTCGGGCATGTTGGGGATGCGACCGCCGGCGTCGATCTTCTCGCCGAGTTCGATCATCACATGGACATCGCCGCCAGACTCGTGTTTCAGGAACTGGTCGACGGCGCGCTTGTATTCGCGCTCGGTGCGCCACTGGTATTCGTGTTGCTCGCCATAGCAGTGACGGCAGCATCGACGTTCGACACGGACGATGTCGTTCACGTCGCCGGTTGCGGTTTCCCAGAGGCGCTTGAGGACGTCGTGGTGTTCGATCCTGAGCTTCTGCGCGATCTCGCCTTCCAGTTCGCTGATGCGACCCCTCACGTCGTGGAACGTCAAAAGCTCATGGGCGATCGCTCGGGCCCCTGACTTGTTGTATCCGGCGTCTCGTGCGGATCGGGCTCCGTTGTGGTCTTTCACGTATTCGAGGCAGAAACGCTCACGGCCCCAGGTCAATCCAGACGGGGCATATCGCTTGGCGTGCTTGGTCCGTTCTGATTTCGACGGCGTGGGTTTCTTGGGGGCCATTCTACTCGTCCAGTCGCACAATGATGTAATGGGCAATCAGATAGCACAATCGGGGGCGTCAGTCGATAGTCTGCGATGCGGCGACAGCGCAAGGTGTTGTGGTCTCGCACGCGCATTACCACCACCACCACCATATCTAGCTTCTGGCTTCTGGACTCTAGGGCTTAACCCTACCCTTAACCCTACCCTTAACCCAGCCTCAAATCGACATTTAATATCAAAAGGTTGCAAGGGGCCTGAAATCAGGCGTTTTGAAAAAATATCTACGTTTTTCGTGCGTCGTAACTTTTCAGTTGGTTTGACGCGCCCTGATTTGATTGGATTTTGCTGCAACTATAGGGTTGACTATCATTGCCAATATATTGCATCCTGCAATTACACGGACGAACATGAAGGACGAGACCGATGACACCCCGCGAAATCGCAAGCCTCACCGACGCGCAGATTGACAGGGCCATCGCTGATTTGGCCGAGCTTTCCCTTGATAACCCGCTTGCCGAGCGGTTCGTTCGCGAGCTTGCCACGCGCCGGGCGGCAACACCGACAAACATGCCTTGGGCCGTTTACCGCTGCCATCTGATCAAGCGCGGCGAGGTACCGACCGGCGAAGAATTTGTTAGCGGCCACATGTCGCCGTCCGAGGCGATGGGCGAGGCCAACCGGCTCAAGCGCACGGACCGCGCAAACAGCTACACTGTGGGCGGCGCCTGAACGCCACTTGGGCCACACGCCCCCAACACCACAGGGAGAAAGACATATGAGCAATCTTGAGGACCACATGGCCGAGCAGGACGAGATCACCGCGCTTTGCGAGGCGGGCGAGTGTGACCACCCCGAATGTCACGAGGACGCTTTCGAGGAAGCGGAACGCGATGTTGACCGCTACTTGGCCGTCGTTGCATGGGCAAAGGCTCGCTACCGCAATGAGAATGGCCGCCTGACAACATTTGTCGGCTGCATGATCGCGGGCCGCTCACCTGCCTCGGGGCATTGGGGCGTGCCTACGCGCTACACGATGATCGAGGATCTGGCCGCGCGCCTGTATCTCGGGACTGCGCCCCGCTTTCCCCATGAAACCCTTGCCACGGCGCACCGTGGCTAACCCGAAGGAGACAGACATGAACCACACCGAACGGCCCTGCGCCGCCCACGCCGCACCGGCCCGCATGCAGTAACCTCAATCCCCGGCCACGCGCCGGGGACCACACATCAACCAAAGGAACCAACCAAATGAAAAACCTAACACAAGCAGATGTCGTCCGCCTTTTTGAGGATGCAGGTCTGACGATAGACATTCGCGGATCGCTTCGCGTAACGCACAAAACCGGAACATTCCGCTACGATACCGAGGATGAGGACGATCTCGGCGTTTACATCGCAATGCACCAAGACACCATTGACGCCGACAACGCGTTGGCCGTTGCAAATGAAAAATACCGTGCAGAAGAAGAGAGGCGCGTAGCGGAAGAAGAGGAATTAAAGGCCGCGTTCCTGAAAACGGATGAAGGAAAGGAGTGGGCGGAGAAAAGCGCATTCCCTACCATTGACTTTTCTGGCGGGTCTGAGACGGATTTTACGGGCATGTTCGCCAACTGTGCCGACCTTAGCGGCGGCAAGCCTTGGCTGAAATAGCCAAGGAGGCACCACATGACCAAACTCCACGCGACTGACCGCGACATAGCGCTCTTGGCGCGCCAGTATTGACACCAAGCCCCGGCGCGTGGCCGGGGAACACCGGCAAGGAGCCACACCATGACCAAAGAGCAATACGCCGACCTGCAGGCCACGATCTTTGATTTTCAAAAGAAGATCATGATGTACGACATCGCCAGCATGGACCCCGAGGTCCGCGCCACGATGGAATCGGTCGAGGCCCAGCTTGACGCCCTGCGCGCGGGCAAGTTGTTTGAATTGCGCTGAACACACCGGCAGGGAGCCAAGACAATGACAAACCCGCATGAAACCTATTGCAACGAAACCGCCACACATTTTGTAGCGGTCCGGGGCCAGCAACGCACCCGCAAGGATTGCGCAACGATGGACGACGCCAAGGCATACGCGGCGACCTATGGAGACAAGCGCACGATGGTTTATATGCGGTCAACGCCTTGGGCAACAGCGCCCACATCTGCAACGCATGAAAGGGAGATAGAAAATGAACAACCATGAAGCAAAGCAGGAAGCACGCCGCGCCAGACTTGAAACGGCATCAGATCGCGCATCAGAACGGGCTAACTCGGCATATCGTAAAACTGCACTCGCTGCTGAGCGACAGTAAACTCAACGGGGCCACGCGCCCCATCACCACAAGGCAGACAGACAGATGGCAATGCACCAAGTTTACATCAACGAAAGCGGCGAAAAGCGGCTCGCCGAGATCGCCGCGCGCATGGATCGGTCGGTCGAAAGCCTGATCGAGTCGGCGGCCGAAGAGGCCGCGCTTGATTACTTTCGCGCCCAAGGAAGCGACCCAGCTACGCAGGACCAATCGACAAACTGAACCACCCCATCGTCAGAGCGGTGCCGCGCGCACCGTTCCACCGTGGGATGGACCACGACACCAAGGAAGGACGAGACGCATGAAATCCCCGATATCCCTGATAGTTCTATGGTTTCTGACTATGGTTCAAATTGTGAAATACCTCGCCGAGCCGGGCGATTTAGCGGCTGGGGTAATAGGGTTTCTTCTTGGGCTTGCGATTTCGAGCACCGTTCTTTGGGCGGACAGAAACGACTTAATCTGAAAAGGACGAGACCATGGATATTCAACTGACGCGGCTGCGGGAGTCGACGCAGCATGCCGTGCGCACCGCCACCAAGACGCCCTCGGGCTGGACCATGCAGAGCCCGTGCGGCGCTGTGGTCGGCGGGGCGCTTTACGACGATCTGGCGGCAATGTTTGGGCCGAACGGGATCCAAGCCATGGTTTTGGGCGGCAAAGTCATCGTGACGCCGGAAAGCTCGGCCTACCAGATGATCGAGAACATTCACGCCGCGCAGAAACCAGTACGCCGCCCGCTCCAGGGCGGCGCGCATAGCCCGGACAAATCGCACGTCCAGATCAACATATGCGACAACGGCCAGATATCACCGCACGCCCTGATCCGTAATTGCGCGCGCACCGAAAATCAGGCCATGCTGATTGTGGCTGAACAGGGCCTTGAGCCCTTGCCGGACCACGGGGGCGGGCAGACGGACCACTACGATGCCGAGGACGGCCCGCACGTCTGCGGATATGAGCCCGATGGGCATGGGGTCTTCATCGTGCATGCCATGCGCCCCGCAGCTGCTGCGCCCTGCAGCACATACGCCCCCTTCACTGTGCTGTTCATGCTCCCGGATTACCTGCGCAGCGGCCAGTCCTGCGCGGCCGACATGCTGACGCGGGCGTTCACCAAGGCGGTGGACGCGGGGACTGCGCCAGACGCCGCGCTGACGCACCTCATGAGCGCGGGGCTGATCGACCCGGATGATGCCGACGATTACGCGCCCGTGGCCGTCTACGAGGGCCATATCAGCGATCGGCTGACACCCTGACCGGCGGGGCGCGAGCCCCGTCACCACCCTACGAGCAGAGAAAGGAAGCCCAATGCCTACCCGCGAACAGAAGCTCGACGCCGTCTACCGGCACATGCACCCCGATTACACAGGCCGCATCGACGGCGAGCGCACGGTCATGACCTATCGCAACGGGACGTGTCTCGTCGCGCTGGACGATCTGACCGATGCCGAGATCGAAAGCAAGCTGCCGAAGGAAATGCGCACATGATGGCCGAACAGATCCTATGGCAGACGGTTGTCATTCGGAACCTGACTGACGCACTGTCGCCCGACAAAAAAACCACTCGCATAAAACATGGCAAGCCGTCGCGCGAGAAATACGAGGCGGACCTGTGGTTTCGCCACGGCGGCCGGGATTTCTATCTCGTGTGCCATTTGGCCGGGATCGACCCGTCATGGCTTCGCGAAAAGTACCTTGCCAAAGAGATTGATCTTTCTGCTTTGAAATCTGAGGAAAAGGTCAATCCTGAAAGCAAGCGCAGGCGGAGAAAGGGGGCTTCGTATGAACCTGTTGCGTGAGTGGGTCTGGGATTGGCGCGCGTGGTTCGTCGCGGCCATGCTGGCCGGGTATCTGATCGTCTGGCTTTTGGCCTGGCGCGAACCGGCGCCTATGCCCAGCCCCGAAGAGATAGACCGGCTGATCGAGTATCACGTCGAGCGGTGCGACTTGATGGAAAACGAATGGAGCGGATATGCCTGCGACACTTGATATCCCGAGCTTGGAAGAGCGTGCGGACACGCCAGAAATGCGTGACATGCTGGCCAAGATCGCCGAGGTTCAGCGCACCGGGCTTATGGACCTCACACTAACCCGGCTGTCGCGCAAGATGGGCGAGCCACACGGAACCACATCGCCGCGGCTTAGGATGGCAGAAAATTGCGATTGGGTGAAGTTGCGCGACAATGCGAGTGGCGCGGTCCATAATATCAGCCTTACGGAGAAAGGCTGGGAGATCGCCGGGGGTAAGCCTTTGTGGATGGGCGGATCCCGTTGCTCTTTGCGGGGTGATGTGGTAGGTATTGCGCGCGGCAAGCGTTGGGGAAATGGCGGGTAGGCTATAAGCCGACAGTCACCAAGGGCCGCGCTTCGACATGACGGGGAGAGTGCTGGTTCTCCGATTGGTCTCATAAGCCTATCTACGCGGGTTCGATTCCCGCCCCCGCTACCACGCTTCACACCTTACCTGATCGCCCATGACGTCCCATCCGGCGCGCTCATGACGGCTGAACAGTTCGATCCTGCACGCCGGGAATCAACGCCTCAGCCGCGGCGAACGCCTCTTCGGGTTTTTGCGAGTGTGCGCGCACTGTCCCCTCGATCACCGATCGGACGCCGCGCGTGCACCGCGGCTTGCCGATCGTTCCGATCAGGAACGGCTCGCCGGCGCTGCGCAGGATGTACCCGGTCCCGAACGCCTGCTTGTTGTTGACTGTCTTCTTGGACCAGTGGCCGCCCGTCTTGAAGGTGAATCCCCACGCGGCCATGACCTCCAGCGCCTGCGGCAGCATCGGGTTCGTCGCCCATAGCCAAAGCAGGCAATTCGGTGAGGCAAGGTCGGCGACGCGTAAACCCTTGATCCAATCCAGCGGCGTGCAATCGTAATGCGCCGCGGCGTTTTTGCCCTCGCCCGCTTTCGACCAGTTTTCGAAGAGCCATGGCGGATCCGCCATGATCAAGTCGTAACGAAAGAGAGGTACATCCGCAAAATTTTCGAATGTAGCCATTTGTCTATTGCTCCTGTCTTGTTGCGAGGCGCGGCGTTGTGACCCACCGGCCCCGCGTACCCACACCACCACCTACCGGACCAGACCGTCTCTGTTGAAACCGGCAGGCGATGACGTGAATCCCATCAGTCGTCTATCCTGAGATACCCGTCTTCGCCCTCGATCACGTTGTCTGGCAGCGGCGGGTCAGGCGCGGCGTACCTCGCTTGCGATCGCGCCTCGCGGATTGCGCCGTCTGAATACCCTGCGATGCGAATGGCGTTGTCCGTCCATCCTAGCAGCATCATGCAGCCGACCTTGCGGACGTTTTCCGTGCGGATCTGCTCAAGTGTCTGGCTGGTCATGCGTCCACCCCCTCGTGCTGATCGGCGGGCAGGCCCTCGACCATCTCGCGCAGCTGGCGCAGGGCGCGGGGCTTGCGGATGCGGTAGCGAGTTAGCCACACCGCCGGGTTGCTCGTGCAGTCCGCATCGACGTCGAACTGCGTCATGGTGCGCACGTTTTCAAAGGGCTTGTCCCACGCGACGCCTTGAAATTGTACCACATCTCCCACCTTGATATGCTTCACTCGACCGACGCCATCGTGCGCGATCCACGGGCCCCATTCTTCATTTTCCATCTCTGATCTCCTTCCGTCGTTTCTTGATATTCACGCATGCGTCGAGATAGCTTTCGAACCCGGCGGCTTGGGACGCCATCATTTCGGCCATGTATCGGCTGCACCCCTCGCCGTCCTCGATCAGCGCGGCGCGCTCTTCGAGCAGGTCCAGCGCGAGATCGGGGTCATCGCGCCATATCTCGGCGATGGGCTTCACAGCTTGATCACGCGGCCGTTCTCGTCGACACGGCAGCCAAGCTCTTCGAACACTTCGCGGATCCGCTCTTTGCTCACGCGCGGCCCGCGCTTGTCCTCGATCTCGGGCGCAGGCTTTGGAGGCGGCTTCGGTCGCCGCTTCATGATGATCTTGTAGAGCGCGCCGGGATCGGGCTTGTAGAGCTTGCCCGCCTGGGTACGCGGCCCGGTCTTCTGGTACTCGGCCCATGCGGCGCGGATCTCGCTGTGGGAACAGGTCTCCAGCACGTCCATCCAGGTTTCGTGCTCCAGCGTGCGCTCGGCTTGCGTGCTGTCGCTATCGCGCCAGAACTGCGCCAAGATGCCCTCGGCCCTGACGCCGATCTTTTCGCGGTGCCTGATCCGCTCTTGATCGCTGAGGCTTCGGTAGCCTTCAACCCCAGTCGCTGCCGCCGGTTGTCCCGACTGCCGCGGCCCTGACTGCGTCAGATCGGTCGGCTTGTCGTCTTTGTCCATCGTCTCGTCCTCCGTTGGTCCTTGGTGGTGTCCCGCCGCTCGGGACGGGGGTTAGGTGTTGCGGCGCCATCGGCTTTGACTGCGCCTCGTTGATCTCGGCCGCGAGGCGTTCCATCGCCTTGGTGAAGTAGCTGAGAGAGGCCGGCGGCCCGTCGCGCTTGCGCTTCATCAGGGTTTCGATGTGCTCAATCACCTGATCGCGGGTCAGGCCCAGATCATCCAACCATCGCTGCGCCTCGATCATGTGCGCCTGCGTGCCCAACTGCGCCCCGCCGCGCCCGGTGAGCCCGGACTCGGGGTCAGCCCCGCAAGCCATGAGCAATCTTTCCCGGTAGGTGGCGCGCGGCGGTGGCGTTGGCGGCTTTGTCGGCGGGTCCGCCTCGCGCGCGCCCGCGTCACCACCACCACCAACCTTCTGGACTCTGGACTCTGGCTTCTGGGGCTTAACCTCGGGGTTATCCCTTGGGTTATCCCAGCCTGAATTTCCTCTTTCTTTTGAGAGGCTTGGATTACCCCCTTTCCGGCCATTATTGCGGCTTGCTGCCGCCTTCTTCATCCACCTGGTCATTTTGCGCGAGTAGATCACACCGTTTCTCGTCCGAGAGAAAACGCCCGCTTCATCGAGCTCATGCTTGTATTGCAAGAACTCGTCCGGGGACGTTCCTGTCAGAGCGGCAACCTGTGCGTCTGTCGGGCAGTGTCCGTTGATGAGAAGATGACCGTAAGGGGTCGCTTCGTGCATGAGACAGATCATTTCCATCCACAAACCTCGAGCGCCGAGGCTGCACATTCTGAGGGCGGGATCAGACCGCCAGTCAGTCGGGTAGAACTTGAACCATGGATCCTTCATGAGACCGCCACCTCTTCGATGACGTGCCCCATGCTTTCCATGATCGCCTTCTTGAGCTTGTAGAGCTTCGTCTTCGCGCCCTTCACGTCGACGATGACCTCGCGCCCGGTCGGCACGTCGAGGTATACAAAATCGGCCTTGTAGGTCAGGACTCGGCCCGTCTCGGAGCGCAGCGGGCCGCCGGGGCCCCGCAAGGTGAATGACACCTGCATGCGAATGTCGGACACGAGCCCCGCGCCCTCAAGGCGGCACAGATCGCCGTAATACTTCGCCTCGGCCTTGCTGTCGAAATTGGTGCCGTTGACCGTGGTGCGCGTCGCGCCGTACTTGTTCGATCCGCGCGCCCGGCCGGGGCGGCTTTGCTTGCCCTGGTCGCGCGCGTGCGCGATGGCGTTGAAGTCTTTTGCCTTCATGCGCTCCATGGCCTCAATCCGGTATTCTGCGAACGTCGTCGACGCGGGCCAACACATCGGCAAGGCGCTTCCGAATGTTCGCGGTCGAAATGGTCTTGGACCCGCGGCACGGGCACGGCTCAAGCGCCACGCGCAGGCCGTGGACCTCGGACATGGGAATGCGGATCACAGCGTCGTCGCCGTCTTTCCTGATGCTGGCACTCATGTCATGGCCTCCACCATCTGCATGCGGTCGAAAACGTACTGCCCGCAGTTGATCGCCCAGCTATTACCAAGCGCCTTGTAGCGCGGGCCGTCCGGGCAGAGATCGGCGGGCTTGCCGCGCCACTCGATCGCCGTAAAACCGTCCGGAAAGCCTTGCAGGCGCTCGCATTCGGTCGGCGTCAGTCGGCGCACCGCCCATGGGCTGGCAATCGTCGGCTGGCCCTGCCCTGGCTTTCCGCCACCGGTCGTTAGTTGCGACATGACTGAACCGTCACCACCGCACAGCCTTACCTCGGCGCGGCTATTTTCGGCAAAAGCCACCACCATCGGCGTGCCGCGGCCCGTGCCATCCTCTGACTCATCGAACCCCTCGCCGCGCAGGGAGTGGGCAACCATCGTCTGCCCCTCATCCATCGTGGTGTTGATGCCTTTATGCATTCGCGGATACCTCGGGGGCGCCTATGCCGCTGCACACTGTCATGCCGATCATGCGCCATCCCCCTGACAGGAAAGGGTCGCAGGGACGGACAACACTACTCCGCCCCCGCTGGTCCCGTCATCAAATGCTTTCACTGTTGGCGCAGCTTCCGCATAGGTCGGGGACGTCTCTTGTTTCTGGAACCAGACCGACACCGGCACCCGGCCGCGCGTCTGGGCCTCGATGGTTTGCATCAGCTTCGGGTGCGGCAATCGCCGGCCCGCAAGGATCTGGGACAGGTATGGCTGGCTGATACCGAAGACCTTGGCCCACTGCGATTGCTTGGCCTTGAGCGGGTACGCGGCGATGTATTCTTTTAAGGTCTGCATGGTTATTGCAACTATCAATGCGCATAGCCATGTGTCAATGACAAATCGCAATAGATCATGTACCATACGCAAATGTGGCGCTACACTTGCCACTTCGGAAGAATATTTCAGGACGAGTTATGAAACACATAGGATGGACCCCGTGCGCATTAAGATCAAAGAAGCCCGCATCGCCGACGGGCTGAAACAGAAAGAGCTTTCCGCGATGGTCGGGTTATCGCAGCCGTATTTCGCTCAGATCGAGCGCGGCGAGCGGCGGCTGACCGCGTCACTGCAAGCCCAGATTGCCAAGGCAATAGGTGTAAAACCCACTGATTTAGTGGATTTCGACGCGCCGACAGAGGATGATGAGCAGTTTCTTATCGAGACGTTCCGGGGTCTGTCCCCGGAACGTCGTGAGGGCTGGCTGGACATGGCGCGCACGATTGCCGCTCAGAAGGCGAAACCGTCCGAAGAAACGCAGCGCGGCCCTCGGGCCCCATCTGCGCCACCAGGCGCTTGAACTCTGCTGTTTGACCCGGCGCGTCGGCGCGGCCCTGCTGATCCGGCTTGCGGTTAACTGCTGCCATGATTCCCCCTAAAAACATCCCGCGGGTTGAGCCTGTCGCAAAACATTCGCGCGGATCACTGCCTACGTCCAGAGAATATTCGGCCTCGCAATGATTGCAACAGCATTTTTTTTGTTGCAAAGGTTGTGCTGTTTGCAATAAAGTGCAGATACGCAACACGAGGATGGACCCATGCAGGATGACTACCTGACGGCCCTTCGGGGCCTCAACGACGCCGTGTACCGCGCGACTCGCGCCGCCGCGGCAAAGAACGCCCCCGAGTACCACCAGCTGCGCGCCATGGCCTTTGATGTAGATCAAATGGTCGACGCGAACGCACCGACGATGAAGGTGTCGTGATGGGGTTGCGCGAGGACAATGAGCGCGCTGCGCGCGTGCCGAAAGGCAAATGGGCCGACTATCTGGCAGGCGAATACACCCCGCCGCCCGCGCCGTATCCAAGCGACCCGAGCGCGAAGCCGATCACCGGCAATTATGAGTGGATCAAAGTGAGGGGAGACTGAGCCATGACACACGACAAAACAGGCGGACCAGCGTTTCAGCGCGATAACTTTCATAGCGGCGTAGAAGGCATGACCATGCGCGACTGGTTTGCCGGGCAGGCTTTGACGGGAGCAATGGCAAACGAGGCTTGGGATGATGCGCCTCTCAGTGCGATATCTGACCTTTCATACAACGCAGCCGACGCCATGCTTGCCGAGCGCGCGAAAGGCGGTGGCGAATGACCCTCAATGACAAATCCGGCAGCCGCGACATAGCGCAGCACATCCGCGAGACACTCGACCGCTGCCGCGACAACGGCCTGGATGAGCAGGCACGCCGTGCCATGAGCAGCCCCGCCGTGCCTGAGTGGTTCGAGACGCTCGTTGGTGATTCCGAACCACCGAAGCCGCGCCGGTTTCCGTGGGTACTGGTTAGCGCGTTTGCTTTTGCCTTCGCGGGACTGGTCGCCGGCTACGCCTTTGGTGAGGTGCCGCCGGACTATGAACCGCCGCGCGGGTACGAAGCCTGCACTGGATTGTGCTGACAATGATCCGTCAACCGACCACATGGAATGACGCTCATGCGTGGTGGCACCGCGCCCTCAATGATCCCCGGACGCCGCGCCACGAAGCCGATCCGCAATGCGGGTATTACGCCCGCCGCGCGGTGAAAGGCGGACCGCTCATCCCCGTGCATGTCTACCTCGATCAAGAGATCGACCCGGACACGGGCGAGCTTGCCGACGACGAGATGATCCGCGCCGAAGAGCTTGGCGCGAGCAAAGATCCGGTGCCGATCTGGACGCATCTGCGCCCGATCACGCGCGACCAGTACGAATCGCTGGTCGAGCGGCACCGCACCGACATCGACATGCAGGCCACGCAAGTTGCGATGGACCTTGGCGACAAACCCACCAGACCAGGAGGACGAACCAATGCCTGACGACCACACCCCCGAAAGCACCCCGGCCATCGGCCACAACAAGGGCCCGGCATTCCGGCCCGAGAAGGTCGAAGAGCACAGCACCAAGGCGGCCGAGTTTCTCGACGCCGCCGGTGAATGGCTGGCGGTCAAGGAAATCACCAGCGAGGAACAGGCGGGCGACCTGTCCGACTTCGTCGCCGGGATCCGCAAGCGGTGGAAGGCCACCGACGAGGACCGCAAGGCTGACAAGAAGCCCCATGATGATGCGGGTACGGAGGTGCAAGGGGCTTACAAGCCGATCCTCGATAAGATGAAGCGGGCCGCCGAGCGTGTCGCCCCGCTGCAAAACGCATGGCTGGAGAAGCAGGAAGCCATCCGGCAGGAAGAGGCCCGCAAGAAGGCGGACGAAGCCCGCCGGCAGAAGGAAGAAGCCGACCGGTTGGCCGCACAGGCTGCATCGCGCAACGACGTGTCGGGCGAGGTCGACGCCGAGGCCGCCATGAAGGAAGCCGAGAAGGCGGAAAAGGCCGCGGCACGGTTTGCCAAGGGCAAGGCGCAGACCCGCAGCGCGTCGGGGGGCGGCAAGACCACCAGCCTGCGGTCTTATCCCGAGGCCGAGATCGAAAACCTGCGCGTCGCGCTCATAGAGTTTTCGGACCATCCCGAGGTTGCCGACCTGCTGCGCACCCTCGCCACCCGCCGGGCGCGCGCCAAGGGGTTTGACCCCGCGGTCGACAAGATCCCCGGCTTCACCGTCAAGATCGTAAAGAGGGCAGTCTGATGAATACCGCAGTCGCAAAGAAACCCCTGCGCCAAGTGCAGGACGTGAAGCAACTTCTACACAACGACCAGGCGCGTGAACAGCTGGCCGCGGTCGCCGCGCAGCACATGCGCCCGGAACGGATGATGCGCGTCACCGCGAACGCGATCCGCGAAACCCCGAAGCTGCAGCAATGCGATCCGCTGTCGTTCCTCGGCGCGCTGATGCAATGCGCCGCGCTCGGGCTCGAGCCCAACACCGTGTTGGGCCATGCGTACCTCGTCCCCTTTGACAAGAGCGTGAAGGGGCCGGACGGCCGCTGGCAGAAGATCCCGCAAGTGCAGTTGATCATCGGCTACAAGGGGTTGATCGACCTCGCCCGCCGGTCGGGTCACATCACCAGCATCTCCGCGCATGTTCACTACTCCGATGATGAGTTGTGGGAGTACGAGGAAGGCACCGAAGCGCGGCTGCGCCACCGGCCCGGCCCGCAGGACGGCCAGAAGATCCACGCCTACGCGATCGCAAAGTTCCGCGATGGCGGCCATGCCTATGTCGTCCTGCCGTGGTCCCACGTCATGAAGATCCGCGACGGATCGCAGGGATGGCAAAGCGCGGTGAAGTTCAAAAAAACCGAAAGCAGCCCGTGGCACACACACGAGGACGCGATGGCCAAGAAGACGGCGATCCGCGCGCTGGCAAAGTACCTGCCGCTGTCGGTCGATTTCATGGACGCGGTGCAGACCGATCACGATGGCGGCGCCCAGATCGACTATGCCTCTTATGCCATGAACCCGGAGGACGGCCCGACGATCGACGGCGATGCGACGGACATAGAAGATCCTGAGCCAGAGGGCGAGGATAAAGGCGCCGAAGGAAAGCCTAAGACCGAGAAGTCCGAGGAAAAGCCGGCAGAAAAGCCCGCGTCGCAGGCAAAGCCCAAGACCGAAAAAGCCCCGAACGACGAGGGCGGGTCCGACGACAAGCTGCTGCAACTCAAGAACATGATCGTCTCGGATCTCGACGCCGGCGCGCCGGCAGATGCCACCCGCCGGCATTACGCGGACCTGATCGAACAGATCAAGGCGGGCTCGGCCGAAATCTATGACGCCCTCGAGGCCGAGTTCAAAGCCTACGAGCAAGGCGGCGAATAGACCTGCGCGTCAGCGGCGGGCCGCGCGCCCGCCGCCCTATCCCGAAAGGACACCAGATGAACGACACCATGAAACTTAAGCCTGACCCGGAGTTTGATGCGGCGCGCGACAACGCCTACCGCGTCACGGCCGACGAATTGCGCCAGTTCATCGAGCGCATCGAGCGGCTCGAGACCGAGAAGAAGGGCATCGCCGACCAGGTGAAAGAGGTTTTCGCCGAAAGCAAAGCCCGCGGCTACGACCAGAAGGCGCTGCGCGAGATCATTAGGATCCGCAAGCGCGACTCGGACGAGGTCGCCGAGCAGGAGGCCGTGGTCGCGATGTACCGCGAAGCATTGGGGATCTGAGCCATGAACATGAACGCGCCCACATCGAAACCAATGACCGACCGGGAGATCGACGCCTATGTCGGCGGTCGGATCCGCGCACGCCGCCGGGCGCTCGATATCACGCAAGTCGAACTCGCGGATGCCATTGGCGTGAAATTCCCGCAGGTCCAGAAATACGAGTCTGGCAGGAACCGCGTCAGCGCATCCCGCATGTTCCTGATTGCCGAGGTTCTGCGGTGCAGTCTTCTGCATTTCTGGGACGGCCTGCCGGCAATGTATTCGCTGGGGCCCGCCGATCGGCTGCAGGCGACGCCGCAAGACCGGATGGAATCGCGCCTGCTGGACGCCTTTCGCAAGTGCCGGCCCGAAGTCCGCGCCGGCCTCGTCACCCTGCTCGAAGACGTGGACGCGAAGAAAGCGAAGCCATGAGCCGCGCACCGGCATTTTTTGGAGATGGGGCTGGAACTGACGCAGCCCGACGAGCGGATGAAATCGGACGCCGCGCGATACCGGGCGAAAATGGAAGGGGTGGGGGAATGACCGACAAACCGATGATATTCAGCGCGCCGATGATCCGGGCGTTGCTCGACGGGCGGAAGCACCAGACGCGGCGCGTGTTGAAGCCGCAGCCTGTATTCTATGCGCCGGGGTTCCACGTTCCTGGCTTGGGCGGCGGAAAATTCCCCTATAAATGGCTTTCCAAAAACCAAGGGCCGACAGTTTACGGAGTTGACCCAAAAGACCTTTCACGCCGAATTGAGCGCCACTTACTCTACGCCCCCGGAGACCGGCTATGGGCGCGGGAGGCTCATGCGTTTGGGTGGCCTGTTTCGCAGGGTGAAACTATGCCACGGGCAGAGGGGCCGGATCACGCTGTCACCTATCGCGCCGACGGCGATACGCCATTCGGCGGCATCCGCTGGCGTCCCTCGATCCACATGCCCCGATGGGCGTCTCGCCTGACGCTAACCGTGACCGACGTGCGCGTGCAGAGGTTGCAGGAGATCAACGAGGCTGATGCGGAGGCAGAGGGTGTGACGCTATCCCCTGAATGGCCGGAAGGCTACGGCACTCATGCTTTATCGCTTTCGCTTCTGTGGAACGACATCCACGGCTCCGACGCATGGGACCGCAACGATTGGGTGGTCGCCCTGACGTTCGACGTTCACCGCTGCAACATTGACGCGATGCCGAAATGACCAGACGCGAGTTCCCCGCCAAGGTGAAGCTGGCCGCGTTCAAGCGCGCCGCCGATCGCTGCGCCGCGCCGCTGCTGCCGCGCCGCTGCTGCCGGGCCGCTTCGACTATGATACCCAAAATGCAAACCTCTATGGGGCAGTTATACGAGGCGGATTGCCTGGATGTTCTGCGCTCTCTTGAAGGCGAGAGCGTTGACCTCGCCTTTGCTGATCCGCCTTTCAACCTGGGGAAAGAATACACCTCAAAAATAGACGACGATTTGCAGGAGGACCAATACTTAGATTGGTGCCGCTCATGGTTGGATGAGATGGTTAGAACTCTCAAACCTGGTGGGGCTTTGTTTCTTTGGAACATCCCTAAGTGGAACCTTCCCTTGGGAGCACACCTTGGGCAGGCTCTGACATTTCGACACTGGATTAGCGTAGATATAAAATACAGCCTTCCAATCCGATCACGCCTCTATCCGTCTCACTACTCCCTTTTGTATTTCGTTAAAGGCCCCAAACCTGCGATTTTTCATCCGGATCGGTTACCGGTTCCTTGTTGCCGCCATTGCGGAGGCGAGCAACGCGATTATGGGGGGTATAAAAACAAAATGAACCCTCATGGGGTGAGTCTGACAGATGTTTGGACCGACATTCCCCCGGTTCGCCATGCCAAATATAAAAAGCGAGATGCCAATGCTCTGGCCCTCAAACTGATGGACAGGATCATCACCATGGCGAGCGATCCAGGATCGCTTGTGTTAGATCCGTTTGGTGGCTCTGGGACTACCTATGTTGCCGCTGAGCTAACAGGACGCCGGTGGGTTGGATCTGAGCTTGATTGCTCGACAATCTTGGAGCGATTTGACGGCATCGAAGCCGATCGCGCGCACTTGGGTGAGATCCACGCAAACAAGAATACTCTTTTCACGGATGCAGTCGTAAAGAAGCGTGCGCAGAACGGAAACCCAATATCCTCGCAGTATCGGCTCAAGGATGGCACAGACACTGCCACTACGGACTGTTCTTGCGACCATCACGACGGGGTGCAGGGCAGCCTGTTTACTCCTTGATGCGCTATGACCGACCCGGAAACATGCCACGCAAACATCATCACCCAAGCCCGCGAGACCGGCTCCAGCATTCTGAGGCGGATGTATCAGGACCGGGCTGCGGAATTGAAAGGCGGTGACGCATGACCCGCACCATTACCGCCGCGCTTGCCCTTGCCGCACTGACCGGCCCGGCGATGGCCGCGCCTATCCATCACCAGCCGCCCGTCCCCGTGCCGCATGGCCTGCTGCTGACGATCGACCCCTTCGAGGGGAGGCACAGCTTCAATCCGGCTGACGGCATTGACGCATATGCTGGGGGCAAGACCGGGCACCTCACTGCATCGCCGCACGAGCCCCGCACAGTGCGCTGGCCTCGCGCCGGGGCATGGATGGCCACAGAAACCCGGCAACCGCACTACGCGGGCCGGATATGGGGCCTGCCGGGATATCCCGTGGGTTTCATCGGCCGGAACGTAGATCACGGCCATGCCGTTCTCGATCTTGACGTGGCCCCGCTTGTCGTCGCGCAGGCTCACTTGCGCACCTCCGTCTCGACCATCACCGGCGGGTGCGCGGCACCCATGATCGTGAGGCGCACCGATCCACCTTCGATCAGGGTTTTCAGCTCGGCCGGGCTCGGCTCCCATAGGCTCGTCATGTAATTCACGCCGTCGATCCTGTCGTCTCGGATCGTAAGGCGGATGTATTGGTCCTGGCTTTCGGCAAGAACTCGGGTTGCGTGCAGCGGGCGCAGCGGGGTCATGCTCGACCTCCATCCGGACCCATACCGGAGACGCAGCGCTCCGCGAACTCCTCCAGCTCGTTCGCGTATTGCGTGAAGATGCGCTGCATCGTCTCCTCGTCCTGCGGGGTCACGTCCTCGTCAGCCGTCAGGCTTCCAAGCACCACGCCCTGATACATCGTTGCGCCAGCATAGAACGCCTGGCGAAGCTGCTGGAGCTGGCTTTCGCCCATCGCCTGCGGCCCGCCCTTGTAGACCATCTGGACGTAGCCCAGGAACTGCCGTTCAATCAATCCGATCTCGCTCATTCTTTCCCCTCCGCTCTGCGCATCCGGCGAATTGCCCGGTGCATGATCTTCTGCAACTCGCTGCGCGTTTCCTTCTGGCGCAGCTCAATCAGCCAAAGGCGACGGCGAAGAACCTCAACACGCTCGTCCTCCTCGACTGTCGTGTGCCGCTTCCAAGGCGGCGTCACGTCGCCTCGCTGCACATCATCCTCGACCATCTGCGCAATTCCCTTGCTTTACTCGGAACTGTATACACCTTGACAAGCTGCACGGTCAACCTGTAACGTATGCCTTGCGCAATGTGCGCCACACCCCATCGAAAGGAAATCACTATGATAGGCAAAAAGTGTATCATCCGCTGCTATGCAAGCGGCGTCCATTACGGAACCGTTACCGCACAAGATTGTCGTCAAGTCACACTGATAGACAGCCGCCGCCTATGGCGTTGGCACACCGGCGGGAAGGAAAAAGGCGTGAGCCTTAGCACAGTTGCGTTGACTGGCATCGACGTAGCTCGCAGCAAGGTTGAACCGGCTCTGCCTGAAATTATGCTGCTTGATGTGCTGGAAATCATCCCGGCGAGTAATGTGGCATCTAAAAGCATTGAGGGTGCATGATGATGCAGTCATTCGAGTACTATGAAAACGACGGCTACGGCGACGGCTCCGGCTCCGGCTCCGGCTACGGCTACGGCTCCGGCGAAGGCTACGGCTCCGGCTCCGGCTTCGGCTCCGTCTCCGGCGACGGCTCCGGCTCCGGCTCCGGCTTCGGCTCCGGCGACGGCGACGGCTCCGGCTTCGGCTCCGGCTCCGGCTACGGCTTCGGCTCCGGCTCCGGCTCCGGCTACGGCGAAGGCTACGGCGACGGCTCCGGCGACGGCGAAGGCTACGGCGACGGCTCCGGCGACGGCTGAAAATTCCATCGCACAAAAAATATTAAGCCCGGTTTGCGCCGGGCTTTTTCTATGCAAACACGTCAAAATCGCCATCCGCTTGGAACGATCCCCCGCCTTTTCCGTCAGTCCTGCGCCCGCCGAGCCGGTCAAATTCACCCACGCCGAGGAAGCCATAGCCCGCCCCGTCGCAAATGTGGCTTTCGTCGTTCTTGGAGGGTTTGTCGGCGTAGCGATCCTCGCCCGTGACCGCCAGACGCTTGAAGTGCCACGCCCCCATCAGCCCCTTGTGCAGCATCGGGCAGTGTCGCTTGTTCAGCAAGAGCCCAGGCTTGCCGTCGTCGCTGGGAGCTTGCTCTTGGCCTAGATCAAGGATGCGTTGAAGGCTGGGCACCGACTTGCCGGAGCCGACCGGCCCGATGATGAAGCTCGCAAAGCTGCGCTCCTGCTTGTACTTCCAGGCGACAGGCGACGTGGTGTAATCCCAGGTTGAGCTTGTCATACATCTACATCAACCTGCGTCAGCCCCATCGCGGCCAACACCGCCAGCGCGTCGTCACCAACGCAAGCGGTCAGTTTGTCGGGCATGGCCGTCACAGGCGTCAGGCTGAACACCAGCGCCGCTTGTGCGCGCCGTGCCGCATCCATGTCTATAATGTTGTCAACGTCCCATGAGGGGCGCTGTAGGCCGCTCTGCGCCGCCGTTGTGAATGCGTCAGACACGATCAAGCTTGCACAGGCGTAAAGGTTGCCCCCCGCGTCCTGCCAGTTTAGCCCCACGTAGGTTTCTGCATCGTCGGGACGGTAGCCCAATACCATGGCTAGGTTGTTGGCATCATCCCGCAGCGCCTCGGGGCAAGCGATTGTTAGTCTCATCAGTAACCTCCTGTAACTGTAACGGTCCAGCCGCGAGAGCGCAGTGTGTCGATTGCGGCCTCGCCAGTTGCCGAGGGGGCAGAGCCGCCCGATTGGTCAAACACCCCTGCCGCAATACCGGATGCCACGAGCGACACCAGGATGTTGTCGATGCTGGTTTGCGTCAGTGCGGTGCTGGTAAATGCGTCGGTAAAGTCTCCGCCTTTTACATTGTCGAAGGCATTAGCTGGGAAGCTCGTTAGGCTGGTGCAGTTATCCCAAGCCAGAAAAAAGTTAGTCCCAGAAGATGTGTCGATGGCTGGGAAGCTGGTGAGGCTAGAGCAGTCACGCCAAGCCGCAGTGAAATCAGTCCCTGCTGACGTGTCGATCAGAGGAAAGCTCGTCAGGCTTCTGCAGCCCCGCCAAGCCCCAAAGAAGTCTGTCCCCGAAGACGTGTCGATCAGAGGGAAACTCGTCAGGCTGTCGCAGTTAAACCAAGCCAGCCTGAAACTAGTCCCTGCTGACGTGTCGATCAGAGGGAAACTCGTCAGGCTGTTGCATTTATACCAAGCAAAAGAGAAATTAGTCCCCGAAGACGTGTCAATAAGGGGGAAGCTGGTAAGGCCAGAGCAGTCGCGCCAAGCCCGAACAAAGCCAGTCCCCGAAGACGTGTCGATCAGAGGGAAGGAAGTAAGTTCCGACCATTCGCGCCAATAGCTGCTAAAATCCGTAACCGAACCATAGCTGGCAGTCGCGCCGTTTGCCACAAAGTAAGCCTCGGTCGCAGCAGCATCCCCCGCACTCAAAGCCCCGTCGCGGATCACCTGCCCGACGATTGCATTGCCCGGGAAATACAGGCCGCCCCTGCCGCCAATGTCATACGGACCAGCAGGAATGTTCACACCGTAGGAAGCCGTCCCTTGGTCCGTTGCCAGAACCATTGTGCCGGTAAAGCCGCCCGTTGGTACTGTAACGGACAGGCGATCATCAACCTTGTCCAGCGTGGCGCGGTCGGGGGCTGTCTGATAGATCGGTCTAGCTGCGACAGTTGCTTGCGCGGCGTGGTTGTCGTTGCCGGAATTGTCCAGCATCAGCCCAACAGGTTGTCCCGCCGTTGTGACAGGCGTGGTGCCTGCGCTATCTTGGAACAGCGTGGACAGGTCGGATGGGCCGTACCATGCGCCTGTCTCGCTTCCCGTGAACAGATCAGCAGGGGTGAACACGCCGAAAGGCTGTCCGACGCCGAGCCGCCGGCCGAAAGGCGACGGAATGCCGTTGAAGGTTTTTTCGAAAGGGCTCTTGAACGGCATCGGAATCTCCGGTCAGGCGTGGTAGACGTTGATCACGGCGTCATCGCGGGAGAACGCATAGAGATCCGTGTAGCTTCCGCCTGGGAAAATATCGTCGAGCGTGCCGCGCTCACCTTCGCGGGTCACGTAATCGAAGCCATCCGCAAAATCGGAAGCCGAGGGCGTCGCGCCCGTAGTGCCCATGATGGTCACAAGGTCGCCATACTTGATCTGGAAGGCGATCGTGCCCGGGCTCGAGGATCCGGTCAGCTTCGTGACGGTATAGGCGGGCACATCAACTCGCTTGGGGGGTGGCATTTCAGTTTCCTTCCGAGTTCAGGCCATCCAGCAGGCCGGGGGTGTATTCGGTTATTCGATTTTCCGCTGGCAGGCGGCTTCAAAGGCATTGTACGCGCGCCCGATCTCCGCGACCGTCTGCGCGGTGTCCGACCTCGAGCGCGACGGCAGGCTACCCTGCCACACATCGCACAGCGCCTGCTCAGTCGCGGAAACCGCGGGTGTCGTCTTCTGGCTGCACGCCGTCAGCATCGCGAGCGCGGCGACGGATATCATCAGCGTTTTTCCGATCATGGTCCTGCATCTCCTTTTGCGCCTCTCCGCGGCCCTTCGAGCGGCTTTGGCGTTGCAGCCACCGGAGATACGCCAAGGCAGCGAGAGCCGCCGCCACTGCCTGTCCTGCGCGGCTGCCGGCGATCCAGCGCCATGCGGCGATGATCCACGTCACGTCTCACGCCCCCTCACAATCCACCACAGACCCGCCAGTGCAGCTATAACGAGTACTGCGGCTACTGCGTAGGGGATAGGCCCCTCACTACTTGACAGAACACCACCACTGCCCAGCAAGCTACCTGCGACCGTCTGCACGCCACGATTGCTCGCAGCATCCTTGATGGTGAACATAACGCTTTTCTTGCCAGCCGCCTTGGCTGTCGGCGGCTCTGCCGTATCCGTCGCGACGGTTTCGTCGTAGGCCCATTCGATAGACTGCGCCCGTACCTCGTGAACGCGCCGTGACCAGCCGTTCTTGAATGTAGACCAGTGACGAAGGCTTTTCATGAAAGACAGCCGTTTGTCGCAGTAGCGATGGATTAGCTCATCGGGCGGAACGTCCCGCGTCTGGGAAACCGTTTCGTTCCCCACGATGCCATCAACCTGTGCGCCGATGACCGTTTGCAGCCATCTCACCGCGCGCCCCGGACCGCTGTTCACGGCGGCGTCAAACACGCAATAGGCCACGCCCGGCGGCAGGTCATCAGCATGGACCGCGTGCCAGTATTGCGTGTGGTAGATCCGCTCGACCTCGGCATTCGTGATCTTTCTCACGTGCCGGGGCGGCTGTTTTTGCCTAAACCGGTAGGCGTCATATGTGCGCTGCGTCACGCCCTTCATGGTCGCGCCGCCTGGATCTCGCGGATGATCCGAAAAACCGCCCTCGTGGACTTTCAGAAGATCAAACGCGCGGGGAAACCGGTCAGTCATCAGTTACCTCCCTGATTATCGCGCAGATACCGTGTGAGTTCCGACAGGGTGTCGACCATGCGGGGACGGGCGGGCATTTTCATTTCGGCGTACTCCCGTTACTGATATAGTCGATCAGCGTGTCGATCTTGTCCTCGGTGCGCCGCTGTCCCTGTTCGATGCTGATCAGGCGCTGGTCCAAGCGCGCGGCCCCGGATTGCAGGGTGTTGACGGCACTCGTGTTTTGCGAAATGTCCTGGCGATCTTCGGCTTGCCGCGCCTGCAGCATATCGACGCCGTTCTTGGCGTCCGTGACCTGCGTTCCGATCCAGATACCGCCACCGATGAGCGTGACCAGGATCGTCCAAGCCAGCGACTTGTTAAGGGTTACGCCCCTTTCGGAATTTTCAATCATTGGGCGGTTCACCTCATGCCCTCATTACGTTGCAAAACATATCGGGCGCGAGCGACGTCGTCTTCCCATGCCTTCTTGATGTGGTTCTCCTGCCAGAAAAAAACGGTATTGATCAGAACCCCGAACCGGCGCCAGAACTCGCTGTCGCGCCCGTTGAGATAAGCGCGCGAAGAAAGGCCCTGCGCCGTCGAGCCACCAAAGAATATCGCGTTGGCACCACGCGTCAGAAGGCTGCCGATGTCACACAGCAGGCGCCGAATAAGATATCCGCAGCGGGTCATGCCAGACACCCCGCCTGAACATGGCGGCCGTAGAATCCGCAAAAGTTGGGAGGCACATGGCAAGGTGTCATTGCAAATCCTGATCTAAGGGGTCCAGGTTGCATCACACATCTTGCGCGGCGCTGCAGGCCATATACCACATATGGGCCCGCAATGAAAGACCGCCGATCAGTCGTAAAGCTGCGGCGCCATGTCCCGCTCTATGCCCGGTCGCAGCTTGTCGTTGATGTTCACGCCGCGCTGCACGCCCTCGCTCCACCGCTGGCGAGAGCCGATCGACCGGCGGATGCTGGATCCGGTGATCGGGAACGTCGGGTGCTTCTGATTGAACGCGCGGATCCGCTTGAGAAGCGCGGGCGTCATGCCGCCGCCCTCGGACACCGCCTTGGCAATGTCGCCGTGCAGGCTCGAGCGTTCGCGGATGATCTTCTTTTCCGCGTCGCGCATGCGGCTCATGTCGTCATACCGCTCGGCCAGCCGGGCCGGGGTGAACCCCATGGCCTGCACGATCGCCTCATAGGGCGACACGTCCTCCAGGATCGGATCCCCGTTGCGCGTCTCGACCCCGTCCATGGTGTAGCGCACGCCCTTGGAGATATCGCGCGCCATCTTGGGAACCATGGCCTCAGCCCCGCGCCACCAGTCTTGTTCAGCCATGTATTGCATGCCGCGGCCCATGCTGAACACGATGCTGGCCGCCGGCCCCGCGAGCTCGTGAACGTAATGCGTGACCGTGTCTTGCGCGTCCATGTCGTAAAACGGGCCGCGGAACCAAAGGTTCGGGATGCCAATGCGCTCGGACAGTGCGATCTCGCTGATCTGCCCCGGCACGCCCTTGAGCGCCATCCCCATCATGTAGTTCCAGGCGGCCGTGCCGGTGCTGTTGCCCTCCATCAGAAGCGCGTCATGCAGCCATTCGTCGATATCGTCGTCATCGCCGCCCGAGAACAGGCCCAGAAGCGTCGTGATGAGGCCGTAGCCCCAGACGCCGGTGATCCCCGCATGCGCCATCATCGAAAGGCTGATGCCGACCAGTTGCGCCTTGGCTTCGCGGCGTTCCTCGTCGGTCTTGCCCTCAAATGTCTGGTAGGTGTCGCGGAACAGGCGGTAGATGGCATTCACTTGGAATTGCCTGAAGATGAAGAACACGCGCGGCCAGTCGCCTTGCATGAACCGCGGCCGCGAACTGCCTTGGTAATCGAAATGCGTCTTCCACGTCACGGACCCGGCCTTGTCGACCGCGCCCTCGCGCGTGCCGCCCTCGGCCATAGCCATGCGGTACGCGGCGAGGAACGTCACCTCGCGGTTGGCAACCTCGGCCTTGTGGAAAAGGTACGAGAAGAAGCGCATGATCTTTTCGCGCGTCCCGCTGTATTCCACGCCCGTTTCCGCGACCGATGCAAGGTCGTGCCCTTGGGTCCGAGTGATGATCCCGCGCTTGTGCGCGCTCTCCAGCGCGTCCTTTTCATCTTGCGACAAGCGGCTCGATGCGGTGGCGTCGCCACGCCCGGATGCGAAATCGAGCCCCGCCCGGCCAAGCTGCCGCGCGATCTCGCCCACGCTGGCATTGCGGAACGCCGCGTTCATGATGGGTATGCCCATGATCGTTGTCTGCGTCAGGTTGACCATGGCCGCCGCCGGCGTCGCCCCGAGATACCAGACAAAGGCCAGTGACGTGATCGCCGTCGAGGCGCCCGACACTTGCGGGTTCATGGTCCACTGGTGCCGGCGGTTCATCTCGTCGACCACCAGCGTCGCGCGGTTGCTGTCGCTGCTCTGCGCGGCTTCGGTATATGCCTCGTCGATCGCGTCCTGCATCTGCAGCCCGTATTTCAACCGCGCCAGTTGGTGCGAGCCGTGGAACATATGGTGCGTGTAGGCGCGCAGCGCGTCCTTCTGGTAGCCTTGGCGGCCTTTCCGGTGGATCCGGTTGGTGCGGATCGACTGATCGGGCAAGGTTTCCAGCCACCTCTGCCAGACCGTGTCCATGACCGCGGGCTCGACGTCCCAGGTGGCCAGCAGGTTTTCCATGTCGGCCACGAAGGTCGGATCAACCATGGTCTTGAGATCGGTATCCGCCGCGCCGAGAACGCCCGTGTCGACGGTGTAGCCCTCGGCCTCCAGCTTCTTGGCCTCTTCGCGCTGCTTGCGCTGCTTCTCGAACCGCGAGAATGACACCACCTTGCCCTTGCTGTCGCGCGCCGCCACGAAGTAGCTGCCGAACCGGGCGAGCGGGAAATAGACGCCTTGCAGGCGGTTCGACTCGAACTGCTGCCGCATCTCTGCAATGCGCGCGTTCTGCGCCCAGCCCATGCGCGCCTTGGCCTGTTTCAGCTTTGCCTTCGCGTCTTCGGCCGCGTCGCGCTTTTCCTTGCCGGTCAGGCCCTCGTCGGCGATGCGCTGCATCTCCTTGTCATGGGCCCGCTGCGCCCGCTTGACCGCGACGCGCTGCGCGTTCTTGACATTCTCGATGATGGCTTTCTCGAACTCGTCGGCGATATTGCCATAGTCGTCGCGCACCTTGCGGAACAGAGTCCGGAACTCGGGCGGCAGATCCTTGAACTCGGCGCGCAGCAGATCGTAATCCGCGGCGCGGACCCGGTTCTGCTTCTGCGAATAGTTGCCCGGGTCGAAAGCCTTGGACGGGTCGATCCCGGCCAGCGTGGACCGGTGCATCAGGTCCATCATCCGGCCGTTGGCCTCGGTATCCTTGCCGGCCTTGCTCATCCAGTCCCGCGCAAGCTCGTCGGTCTTGGCGTGCCATTCCTGGCGCAGCGTGTCCATCAGGTCTTTCAGCTTGAGATAAACCCGCGCTGACGGCAGGTTGCGCCCCAATTCCTCGAAGAGCGGCCGCCCCGGCACCAGCGCCAGCACGTTGGCCTTGCCCGTGCGCCCGCCCATGGAGTCGGTCAGAAGGTCGTTCCAGAGATCCTTGCCCTTGGAGCGCCATGTCCGCGGGGCGCCCATCGGCACGCCCTTGGGGGACGCGGGGTCGCGCCGCATGCCCTGCACCGGCCCGCGCACGCCGCGCCCGCCGCCGGGGCCGCGCCCGCCGATTTCGCCCGACCGGATCCGCTCGAACACCTCGGCGGCCTCGTTGGCCCCGTTGCGGCGCAGCGCGTTCAGAAACGCCTCGACGATCCGGCGCAGCTTCTCGAACGCGCGCCCGGCTGAGTCCTGCGTGTCGCGCTGGTCCATCCATTCGCGGAACGCCTCAGCCACCATCTCTTCGGATTTCTGCGGCGTGTTCAGATCGGGATAGGTGCGGTTGATCCGGTCGCGCACCGATCGGTTGTTGCGCGCGGCGCGCACCATGGCCTGCCACTCGCCTTCGGTGAAGAGCCCGTAATCCCGGCCCCACAAGGCGCGGTTGCGCATGGCGTGGATGACCTCGTGCCGCATGACGCCGCGGGCGCCCACATCGGACCCCGTGCCGGCGCCGATCACGCCCTCATGAAAGAACCCGTCGAGGGTCGTGCCGTCATACCGGAACCCTTTGGCGACGCGCAGCCGCACCTGGCCGGAAATGCCGATGCGGTTCAACTCGTCCTGCAGATCGGTCTTGAGGCTTTCGAACGCCTCGCGCGTGTAAGGCGCCGGGCTGGCGTCGCCCGCGTCGCGGCGGCGGCCCTGCGGCTTCGATGCGTCGATGATAGCCTGCGCTTCTTCCTTGTGCGCGGTCGCCTGAAACTCCGTGCCAAGGCTGGTTTCGTATTCGGACAGCACCTGCCGCAGCGTTTCGGTATCCAAGGATTTCTTGAACGGGCCGGAGCGTGCGGTGAAGTCGCCCAGCATGTCGCGCACGACGGGGTTGAAGATATAAGGCTTGTAGCCTCGTGTCCGCTCGATCGTCATCTGGAAGTCGTTGGGCTTCTGCGTCCGCTGCACCGTCATGACACCGTCCGCAGTTTTCAACAGGGCCGGGGCCCCATCGGTGCCGGCGATGGCGGCAAACCGGATGGCCTGATCGACATTCGCGAACGCGCGCGGCGCCTCTGCAAGCGCGTCCATCGCCGAGAAGTCCTTGGGCAAGAGAAGTCCCTGATCGAGCGTCCCGTCATCGCGGCGGAACATGACGATCTGCCCCTTGCCGCTGAACTTGGAGAAGCCGTTGATGACGTTGCCGGTGACGATCTGGCGCGTCTCGCGGGTCTGCGCCTGCCCTTTCTCGAAGGCGTTGCGCACGGTCTGCTCGCGCGCCGTGGTGATCGAATAGTCGTCCGACCCTTCACCGACCAGCCGGCCCATGGGAATCGTGACCTGTTTCCCGGGCGACGCCAGCGCGATCTTGACCGACATTTTCGACGGCGCGACGCTGTCGGACATGCGTGACAGGTCCACGCCCAAGGCCGTCGCATAGACGGTTTCCTGCGTTTCGCCGTTCTGCAGGAACGACACCATCAGCGGGCGGCCGGGGGCCATCTGCCTGACGATCTCCTTGATCTGCCTGACACGATCCTGCTTCGACTGCAC